CGAGGGCGCCAAGCGCCACTGGTGCGGCGACCGCGACCAGGGCGATGTGTGGCAGATCAAGAAGCCGTACAAGAACGACCTGCACCCGACCATGAAGCCGGTGGAATTGGTCGAGCGCGCGATCCGCAATTCGAGCCGCCCGGGCGATGTGGTGCTCGACCCCTTCGGCGGCTCGGGCACGACCCTGATCGCGGCCGAGAAGACTGGTCGCAGCGCGCGGCTGATCGAGCTCGACCCGAAGTACGTGGATGTGATCGTGCGCCGTTGGCAGGACTGGACTGGCCAGCAGGCCACCCGGGAGTCGGATGGCGCGCTGTTCGATGATCAGGCCGCCAGCGAGTCCTCAACGATCTCGGCGTAAATCACGAAGCCCGTCAGGTAGGGCAGACCGCGCGGGATGCCGTATTGCTTGCTGGTCAGGCGGCCAATTGTCCAGCCCATCCATTGCTGGGTGGCGGCGTTGATGGCGTCTGCCAGGGGCTGGCCCGCGTGATGCTGGTTGAGGACATCGTCCGCAAAGTGGCGACCGTGGCGGCTGTCGAGGAAGATCTGGACTGATTCGAGGGGCTGGCTGGTGGCGTTCGAGATGGCGGTCATCGCCAGGGGCCAAGCGGCATCGGCTTGCTCGCTCATGCCGTTGTAAAAGCCCCAGGATTCGTTCTGGCTGGCGGGGATTTGGGTGGTGTTCATCTCTGGCTCCTGCTTGGCTTGGTGGTTTGTCGTTTGCGACAACTCCATTAACACGCTGTTCGGGAGTAAAGCCAAGCGTTTTCTGCTTGGCTTTGCTTTATTTTTTGTGCAACAAAGCCACGCTTTATTAGGTGCTCAGGCAATGCGATAAACCCGTTCGCCGCCCTGGGGTTTGTCCGAAACGATGGCCAGCCCGAGCTTCTTTTTGAAGGTATTGGCAAAGGTGCCGCGCACCGTGTGCGCCTGCCAGCCGGTGGATGCGCAAATCTGCTGCACCGTGGCGCCCTCGAGCCTTTGCAGCATCTGAATCACGCTGGCCTGCTTGCTGTGCTCGCGACCACGCTTGGGTGCGGCATCGGGCTGGCTTGGCTGCCAATTGGCCTCTGCTGCGGCCACGGCGGCCTCGATCTCTGGGTCTGTGGCCGGGGGCGGGGCGGGGCTGCCCATTGCGCCTATGGGCGGGAGCACATCCTCTGGCTGGGCCTGGCCCTGGATGATGGCAAGGGCGGCGCGCGTGATGCGCCATTGGCCATCGGCCTGCTCGATCAAGCCGCGCCTCTCAAGACTGGCAATCATCTTCAATTTGGCCCCGCCTTTGAGAGTCAGCAGCGGCTCGACCAAGCCAGCGGCATCGCCATGCGCGCGGGTGATGAGATCGAGTTGGCGTTCGGTGATGGGTGTGGTTTGTGCGGACATGGGTGCGCTCCTGGTGGTGGTGGTCGTCGTCGTTAAGGGTCAGGCGCTGGGCTGGCTGCTTGCAAGGCCTGCTGCATGGGCAGCGGCGCTGTGGCTTGCGGCCATTCCCGCTTGGTAGGCGGCCAGCAGGGCGCTCTTGACGGCCCAGACGCTGACGTCATGAAAGTCCAGCCTGTCGCTGTGGCGCGTGGCCAAGGTCTCGATAAAGAGGTGATCCAGTGCAATGCGTTCGAGCAAGGGTTCGATCTGCTGAACGGCATTGTGGGCGGGGATTTGGGTGGTGTTCATCTCTGGCTCCTGCTTGGCTTGGCGGTTTGTCGTTTGCGACAACTCCATTAACACGCTGTGCGAGGGCAAAGCCAAGCGTTTTTTGCTGGGCTTGGCTTTATTTTGCACCGGAGTGGCTTATGTTCGACACCGCTGAAGCGGCCGCAGCGCGCATCGTGGAGCAGGCCTGGAAACAAGGCCTGGCACCCGATCCCGTCCTCACCGTGGACGAATGGGCCAGCCGGCACCGGGTGCTCTCATCGGTGTCATCGGCCGAGCCGGGGCGCTGGTCAACGGGCCGCACGCCCTACCTCAAGGCCGTGATGGATGCGCTGTCGGCTACCACGCGAGCGCAGCGCGTGGTGCTCATGGCGGGCGCGCAAATCGGCAAGACCGAGGCGGGCTTGAACTGGCTGGGCTACGTGATCCACCACAGCCCTGGCCCGATGCTGCTGGTGCAGCCCACGGTGGAGGGCGCCAAGCGCGTCTCCAAGCAGCGCATCGATGCGCTGATCGAATCCAGCCCCGAACTGGCCAGCCGGGTCAAAGACCCGCGCGCGCGCGATTCGGGCAACACCCAGCTGATGAAGGAGTTCCCGGGCGGCGTGCTGGTTATGACCGGGGCCAACTCGGCGGTGGGCCTGCGCTCAATGCCGGTGCGCTACCTGTTTCTCGACGAGGTGGACGGCTACCCGGGCGACGCCGACGGCGAAGGCGATCCGGTGGCCTTGGCCGTGCAGCGCGCCGCCACCTTCCTCAACCGCAAAATCTACCTGTGCTCGACACCCACGATCAAAGGCCACTCGCGCATCGAGAAGGCTTACCTGGAGTCGAACCAACAGGTGCACGAAGTGCCCTGCGATTACTGCGGGGCGTACAGCCCCATGTACTGGCGCAACATCCGCTGGGAGCACAACAAGATGGCGCAAGCCGCCTGGCACTGTCCGCATTGCGAGGGTGCGCACCCCGAGTACCGCAAACCGGCGCTGCTGGCCAAGGGCCGCTGGACGGCCACGGCCGAGGGCGATGGCAACACGCTGGGCTTTCACCTCTCCAGCCTCTACAGCCCCTGGCTGAGCTGGGGCGAGATCGCCCTAGAGCACCACGCCGCCAAGGAAGATCCGGTGCGCCTAAAGGTCTGGGTCAACACCAAGCTGGCCGAGTCTTGGGAGGAGCGCGAGAGCGAGACCTTAGACGCCGAGGGCCTGATGACACGCCGTAAAGCCTACGGGCCAGCCATACCGGCCGAGGTGGCGCTGCTCACCTGCGGCATCGACGTGCAAGATGACCGGCTGGAGTTGGAGGTGGTCGGCTGGGGCCGCGACGAGGAGTCTTGGTCGATTGATTACAAGGTGCTCTGGGGCGACCCATCGGCACCGGACACTTGGGTGCAACTCGACGCCTATCTGGGCAGCCGCTTCGAGCACGAGACGCTGGCCAATGGCCTGACCATCGAGGCCGCGTGCCTGGACACTGGCGGGCACCACACGCTGGCGGCCTACGCCTTTTGCAAGGGCCGCGAGCGCAGGCGCATCTGGGCGATCAAGGGCGCTGGCGGGTCTGGTGCGGGCAAGCGCCCGATCTGGCCCAAGCGCCCGAGCAAGGCCAACAAGGGCCGGGTCAACTTGTTCACGGTGGGCGTGGATGCGGCCAAAGAGGCGATCTACGCCCGGCTCAAGAAGGAGACCGGTGCCGGGGCGATGCACTTTCCGCTGGATCGTGATGCGCAGTATTTCGAGCAGCTCACCGCCGAGCGCGTGCGCACCCGGTACGTGAAGGGCTTTGCGCTGCGCTACTGGTGCAAGCCCGATGGGCGGCGCAATGAGGCGCTGGACTGCCGGGTGTACGCCTACGCCGCGCTGCACGGCTTGCTGTCGATGGGGCTCAATCTGAACAAGCGGGCGCAGGCGCTGCCGCCCATGCCCGTCAATCGCCAGCCCAGCGCTGGCAACAACGCGCCCGTGACCGCGCCCATGACGCCCAGCCCAAGGCGGCGGCGCATGGCGATCCCGTCGAACTATATGTGATACCGCGCCAGCCTCGCTCTGGCCAGGAGTTCTGCCCATGACACTCGAACAACTCAAGGCCCAGCGTGAGGCGCTGCAGGCTGCGCGCTTCAACGGCGTGCTCACCGTGCGCGCGGGCGACAAGTTGGTTACCTACAAGTCCGACGCCGATCTGCGCGCGGCCATGGGCGATCTGGAGCAAGAGATCGCCAAGGCCGAGGGCCGCGCGCGTGCGCGCAGCATCCGCACCTACTGCAGCAAGGAGCTGTGATGGCCGGCGCATTGGCAAACCTGCGCCGCAAAGTGGGTGCGATGTTCGGCGGCATCGCCGGCGGCTTTGAGGGCGGCCTGTCGGCCCGCCGCCTCAAGAGCTTTGCGGCCAGCCGCGCGCACGTCAATACCTTGATCCAGGCTGCCGGGGCCGACATGACGGCGCGCGCCCGCTTCCTGATTCGCAACAACGGCTACGCCGTCAATGCGGTCGAGTCCTGGGCTGGCAACGCCGTGGGCACGGGCATCAAGCCATCGTCTGGCATCACCGATGCGGCGCTCAAAGACCGGGTGCAGCGCCTGTGGCTGCGCTGGACGGATGAGTCCGACGCCGAGGGCCTGACGGATTTCTACGGCCAGCAGCGGCGCGCCGCACGCGAACTCTTCATTGCCGGTGAGGTGTTTTTTAGGGTACGGCCGCGCCGACCCGATGACGGCCTGAGCGTGCCGCTGCAGCTGCAAATGCTGCCCTCCGAGATGCTGCCCTTGAACCACAATCGGCTGCTGGAGAACGGGCACCGCATACGCCAGGGCATCGAGTTCGACCAGATCGGCCGGCGTGTGGCCTACCACTTCCTGCGCCGCCACCCGGGCGACATCACCGATCCAGGTCTGGCGGGCGAGACCGCACGGGTGCCGGCCGAGTCGGTGCTGCACATTGTCGATCCGGTTGATGCCGGGCAACTGCGGGGCGCCTCGCGCTTCGCACCGGCGCTGGTCAAGCTGTTTTTGCTGGATCAGTACGACGACGCCGAGCTCGACCGCAAGAAGGTCGCTGCCATGTTTGCGGGCTTTGTGCGCCGACCCGAGGGCGGGCTGGGCGGCGAAGATGCCGATGAGCACGACGGGTCGCTGCTGCCGCTTGCACCAGGCCAGTTGCAGTACCTCGGCGACGGCGAGGACATCACCTTCTCGGCTCCGGCCGATGTGGGCGGCAACTACGAGAGCTTCCAGTACCGCACGCTGCTGCAAGTGGCGGCCGCACTGGGCTTGCCCTACGCCAACCTGTCGGCCGATATGTTGAAGGCCAACTACTCCAACACGCGCGCTGCGCTCTTGGAGTTTCGCCGCCGCATCGAAGCCTTCCAGCACTCGGTGCTGGTTTACCAGCTGTGCCGGGCGGTGTGGGGGCGCTGGATGGACGTGGCGGTGCTCTCTGGAGCCCTTGATCTTGAGGGCTACGAGCAACGTCGGCCCAGCTTTCTGGACTGCTCCTGGCTGCCGCCGCGCTGGGACTGGGTCGATCCCCTGAAGGACATCCGCGCCGAGATCAACGCCATTGAGGCCGGGCTCAAGTCGCGCACCCAAGCAATTGCCGAGCGCGGCTTTGATGCGGCCATGGTGGACGCTGAGATCGCGGGCGATCAGCGGCGTGAGGACAGCCTAGGGCTGCACTTTGGGCGTGCGCCCGCACCCGCACCCGCACCCGCACCGAGTCAAACGCAATCAAACCCATGACCGATCTACCTTACCTGACGTCCCGCCTCTACGGCACACCGCTGCTGATTGCAGGCCCTAAGCTCGAGCTCATTTTGGGCGTGCTGGCGCGCAAGATGGACGGCATTAACTTGGCCACGCCGCCGCCGCCGGCTGAGCGGGCTTTGCTGTCAGACCGCATAGACGGCGGCATTGCCGTGCTGCCCATCGTGGGCACCCTGGTGCGGCGCTCCAGTTATCTGGGAGCGGCCAGCGGCTTGCTCAGCTACCACGAGATCGAAGCCCTGGCCGAGAGCGCCTTTGCCAATCCCATGGTCAAGGCGGTGCTGCTCGAGATCGACTCCAGCGGCGGCGAGGCCGGTGGCGTGTTCGACCTGGCGCAGCGCCTGCGGCAACTGGCCCAAGCCCACGGCAAGCCGCTGTGGGCCATTGCCGATGAGGCGGCGCTGTCGGCTGCCTACGCCCTAGCCTGCGCCGCTGAGCGCCTCTGGCTCACCGGCACCGCCGAGGTGGGATCCATCGGGGTGGTGGCGGTGCACGTCGATGAGTCGGCCGCCGATGCCAAGGCGGGGCGCAACTACACCTTCTTGCACGCCGGTGCCCACAAGGTAGATGGGCACGCGCACGCGCCGCTGCCGCTGCCGGTGGCCGCGGGCATCCAGGCCGACATCGAGCAACTGCACGAGCAGTTCGTCGCGCTGGTTGCGGGCCTGCGCCGCAGCACACCGGCGGCGATCCGCGACACCGAGGCGCGTGTCTATCGCGGCCAAGCGGCCATCCAGGCAGGCTTGGCCGACCAGGTCGGCACCCGCACCGAAGCCATCACGGCACTGCAGCGGCATCTGGCGCTGGCCGCTGAGCGCAGTTTGCGCAAACCCAGCGCCGCCCAGGCGCGCGCAATTCCTTCAACCCTTCAATCCCTACGTTTTACCAAGGAGCCTTCCATGCATGAGCCGAGCACCGATGCGCCAGAGCCGCACCCAGCCCCACCAGCCCCACAAACCCCAGCGCTCGACGAAGCGGCCATCACCGCCCAGGTCGAGCAGCGACTGCGCCGCCAACTGGCCGAGCTGGCCGAGATCGCAGCCCAGGCCAAGCGCCTCGGCGTGACCGTCGATCCGGCCCAGGCCCTGGCCCGAGGCCTGAGCCCAGATACGCTGCGCCAGGCGGTGCTGCAGCAGGCCGCCGAGCGCGACTTGGCGCACGACATCGTGGCGCAGGCCGATGCGCCGCGCAGCGCAAACAAACCACAAACCGTCGCTGACAGCCCCTTGGTCAAAGCGGCACAAACCTTTGGAGAGCGCAAATGAGCACCCCTTTGATTTCCCCTGCCAGCCTGGGCGACCTGATCAAGAGCGAGCACGACACGAACTACACCCGCGAGAGCGTCAGCCTGCGGGCGGGCGCGGCTTACCCGCTGGGCGCCGTGCTCGGGCGCATCAGCGCATCGGGCGTGTACGCCCTTTCGCCCGCTGCCGCTGTCGCTGGACAGGAGGGCGCTGAGGTGGCATGCGCCGTGCTGCTGCACGCAGTGCCCGCCAGCAACACCGCCACCCAGGCACTGGTGCTCGCACGCGGCCCGGCGATTGTGGCCGACCGCGCCTTGGCCTTCGACGCTTCGGTGACCAGCACCGCCGACCAAACCCGCAAACACCAGCAACTGGCCGCCTTTGGCGTGGTCGTGCGCGCGGTGGCCTGATTCAGCAATTTCTGGAGACTCCAATGACCGTGATCGTCAACCCCTTTGATGCCGGCGGCTTTGCGCTGGCCGAAATGTCTGCCGCCATCCAGCTGCTGCCCAACGCCTATGGCCGCGTAGGCCAACTGGGGCTGTTTGCACCCGAGCCCCTGATGCAGCGCAACGTCATCATCGAAGCGACCGAGGGCGAGTTGCGCCTGCTGCCGTCGGTCGCACTTGGTGCACCGGCCAGCGTGGGCACGACCGATAAACGCGGATTGCGCTCCTTTGCCGTGCCGCACATCCCGCACAACGATGTGGTGCTGCCCGAGGAGGTGCAAGGCGTCCGCGGTCTGGGCCTAGCCGCTGGCCAAGACCCGCTGGTGACCGTGATGATGCGCAAGCTCGCCCGCATGCGCGCCAAGCACGCGCAGACGCTGGAGTACATGCGCGTCAACGCCTTGCTGGGCGTGACCAAGGACGGTGCGGGCAACACCCTCTACGACTGGCACCAGGAGTTT